CCTGCTCAAAGAGGTCTTCGTGACGTAAAAACTTGCGCGCCATATCCCAAGGGATAGTGCGTACTTGATTGCAATCAAAGACAAGGCCAGTGCGGTAGAGACGGTCAGGCCACGGCTCACGCTTGCCAATGTATTTAATCGATACTTCATCTTGCTTGCTCATCGTGGGTTTGCTCCTAAAAAAATAGACTGACTGAAACCAGCCAGCCTATTTTTATTGATCGTTTAGACTTCGTTTGCTTATGGCTGTCTATCGATAGCCGGTCAACTCGCCTGTCACAGTGACTTTGATATCTGCTTCTTTGGCATTGGCAGCACCAGCCAGAGTTAAGATTAGGCGGGCAGACTTAGGTAGAACAACCAAGTTACTGCCGTCAGCGCGTAGGCGACCAGCAGTAGCGAGGTCAGCACCAGCCTTGATAAAATATTCAGCATCTTGCGGTACATCGATATCATCAACGCCATCTTCATAAACAAAGCCTAAGCTACCAGTGATGGTTGCGCTAAGACCTTTGGTGATAAACACCTGAGCATCGGTCAAGCACCAGCCTTCTAGTAGCTCGCCTAAATCAATCACGTCACCCGCTTTTGGTGCAGTGGTTGAGTCACTATTAGCAAGCGCGCCACCAGTATTAGCCTTAAGCTGATACGCTTGTGTGGTGCTATTGCCGTAAGGCGATGTGACGGTATAAAAGTGAGTCATCACTTCATTTTTTGTCTTGATTGTAGCCATAAGGCTATCTCCTATCTTTATGAGTTAATATGCTAAGCGCTATCTCAAGCGCTTAGCGATAGCCTTACAGACCGCGACCAAACGAGTTGACCGCAGTATCGACCACAGTGATACCGTAGTCGGTAAACTCATTACCGTTACCCGTGTCCACATCAAAGCGAATTTTTGATACGCCGCGAATAGCACCAATCAATAGCTCCAACTTATCGCCATGATCCAGCTCTTCCTCACTCCAGAAGAAAGGCATACCACTACCTTTGTGAGCCGCCATTGCTTCGGCAACCGCTTGGCCACCTAAGATGAGCGAACGGTCAACGGCAAAGTTTTCAGCAAAGCTGGCAGGTACTTTGGCGGTATCTTCTACTTCGCTGGTGTGCGAGGTGCAATACTGCATGTCGTCGCCTGCGTAGAAGCGGATAGGACGTGGCATCTTGATAATCAAAAAGCCATTCCAGATACCAGCCTGACCTTTAAACAGCGGATGACCAGCGGCTTGAGCTGCACGCGATAAAGCTGCTGCTTGGAACTGACGGAAAGTTGGGTCTGCTGCAAACTTGTTGTACTGAGCTGGTGACATCATCCACACGCGCAATGGGTCGTCATCTGCCATCATGTCGCCTTCAAACTTGACGATAGGCGGTGGCAATGCGATTTGGTCCATCATCGACTTCATGCTGTCAACAGTGTCCATTTTCAGCATGTCGGCAGTGGTGATATCAATCTCGCCGCCTGTCTGCTTAAACGCTTGAATACTATCGCCAGTCGCTAAGTAGTGACGGTTTTTGGTGGGTGCTTTAACACGGTTGACCATAATGTCAGCGAACTTAGGATCAGACTTAGTAGGCACTACCCATTCAATGTTATTTTGATGGCCGCGAGCACCAGCCATGTGAACGAGTAATGTCTGGTCAACATAACGCGCCATCAATGCTTCGGCTTGTGGACGTGCCATTGCTCGCAAGTCAACGGCTGAGCGAATGGTCGTCATCGTGTCACCCATGTCGATTGGGAAACGCGCTTGGTTGACACGTAGCTTGTCTTCAGTGAAAGACATACCGGTACCGCGACCTTCGGCAAAGTTACTGCCCATAATTGGTTTAGCGCCTACTGGATTAAGCAAGTGGAACGCAACTTCATCACCAGTGCCTTTACCTAAGTCCTGTACTTGGACAATAGGCATGTGCTGGCTAGTTTGTTTGCGAATGGTTGCTTCAGCACCAGCAGTACCTTTTGGCATCTTGCCAGTCAGTTTTGCCATAGTGCCGTTGCGATTCATGTGGGTTGCGAACACGCCAGCGGCCTGTACGCGCATATTCATCTTATCGCCATATACGGCGTGGGTTTTGGTAGCCATCTATTGCCACTCCTAAAGGTTGTTTAAGTATTGTTCGCGCTTCTCAGGCGACCAGTCCATCATTGTTTCAGCCAATTCCATCGGAGACATAGATTGCATCTGCTCAGTGATATCGGTTGCGCCTTTATGACCGCCAGGTATGTCGCTTAGGCTGGCAGGTACAGCAGGCGCAGTGTTCTTGATTGCCTCGCGCGCCTTGGCTTTTAACTCATCTTTCGATGGCTCAGCTTTGGCAGGCTCAGGCGTGCTATTGGTTGACTGCTTATAGTTATTGAGTAGCTCGACCACTTGTTCGGCAGTACCTTGTTGCAAGACGCCATCGAGTGCGGCTTGAATGTAGCTAGGCTGTGACGCCTTCCACGCTTCAAACTTGCCACTCTCAACAATAGAGTCAGCATCTTGGTGTGCTTCGTAGATGGTGCGCATGTGAGCTTCAGCAGCACTCTCTTGCTCTTTTTGCTGCATCGGCTCTAAGGCTTTTGCAACACGAGCATCGACTTGTGCTGATACGCGCTCATCAATCAGCTTGTTAATACCATCTGCTAATGCCTCTTCAGAGAAGTCTCCAAAGTAGTCGGGGTTCACGCCAGCATCGATTGCGGCCTGTGCCGTCTCAATGTCCTGCTCTTGCTGCGTTGGCGCAACAGTGGCAGGCGTCTGTGCTTGCTTGCGTAAAATCTCTAACTCAGCATTGGCAGCGGCTAACGCTTCTTGTGATACGCGGTCACGCTCACGCGCTTCGACCAGCTTTTCATAAGGAATGGTGTGTACGCCATCACGAGCGAGGACCACCTTTTCACCTTCAACATCATCGTTCGACGAGTCATCAGGCGTATCAGTGGGGGCTACTGTGGCTGGCGTGTCATCCTTATCATCAGGCTCAGTGGTCTGTTCATCCGCTGCGGTATCGGCTGGCGTGTCGATACTTTCCCCTTGCGAGGTATCGCCATTCATACTCATTTCTAAGTATCGTGCTGCGTCTTGAGGCGACCAATCGCCATCATTAAAGCTGTCATCAATAAAACTATTTGCATCAACTGTCATTAATCTGTCCTTTACCCATGTCGGAGGGCTACCGTTAAAAAACAGGTTTCGCCACTAGCAATGGCTTGATAACAATTTAAGCGTTGGCAAGCTTTTATGCGAACCTTATAGGGGTGTCGGGCTTGCCAGCCAAATTTCGGGCACAAAAAAACCACCGCGAAGGGTGGTTTTGGTTCATCTGAATAGGTTTATCGCACTACTGTTCGTGTCTTGGTTGGGCGTCATACTCGCTAAGCATTAAGTCGATAGTATCTCGCACTTCTTTCAGCTTATCTCTAGGGATATGAACACACTCGTCATCATCCATATCAGTAAGATAAACATCGCCGCCTCTAATGACTATCTCTAGCTCACCATTAAACTCACCCATGTATAACTTTTTAATGACCATCATTTCACCTCACTACTCATGCTATTAGCTAGCTGCTGGTGCGTTAGCTGTATCTCTAGCATTAGTGATTGTATGTGCTGCTGCGTTATTGGTCTACCAAGCTGGCGACCAATAACAAACAACCGCTCTTTTGATGGTAGCTGGCTAGCTAGGTAATCAAGGCGATACATGATTGACTGTTGCGCTATGGTTCGATTTATTAGAGTTAGATTCATCACTTCACCTCATCTATCAACTGCTGCAACGCCTCACCAATCCCCACGCCTTGCGTCTTAGGCTTGGCACGAAACAGTAGCACGTCATTGTCAGTCAGCATGTCGTTGATGGTAATGCGCATCTGTGGCTTATCGGCAGTGCTCACATCATTCTGTGATAGTTCGGTTGGCGCAGTCGATAAACTATCACGTATCAAGTCACCATTGGCTGTATTGACCATCATGGTAGCTGGCGCGTCTTCACTGCTTGTAAAGCTGTACAGATACTCAGTGACACTCATGCCCTGCTCGCTCAGGCTGACCGCTTCCGCTTGACCATTCATAAGTAAGTCGATGTTCATAGATTGCTACCCTTGCTTAATACTGGCTTCTAGTTGGTTGACGTTGATACTATCCTTTATGATCTTAAACTCAGGATGTCCATTCTCAGTTACCACTTCAAACATGGCTCGCTCAATACCTTGGTGCTGTAGTGTATTAGCATTGAATTGCATCGTATTAGCAAAGGCAAGCTGCGCCATTCCTACTGTGCCAAAGTATTGCATAGCTTCATGTCTTGGTAGTATGACTGCATATCTAAGCTTCCAAGCCATACCGATAGAATCATCACTATCGTAAAACCATGTCTTAAAGTTTTTATCGGCAACTGCGGATAAAATGCTCACAAGTCACCCTCCTTGTTCTCGCCAGCATCAACATCGACAAGCTCAACATTGTTGGTCTGTAAACCTTTTTTAGAAAGCCTAGCGCGTATCATTGCGTCAGCAACAAAGCGAAGTAAGTCACTGTCTTCTACAGGCAAGAAGGCGCTAACTATAACGTTGTACTGCATAGCAATGGCTTCAATCTGAACAAGGTCTGGACCACCATCGCCAAGATCATTCTCTATATCTCTGACGTAGTATTTAACAGGTAGTTGTTTTTTCTTGTGTTGAATGGGTGTGCCGCAGTCTTTAAATCCTTCAACGGAAATAGTTTGAGTCTGTGGCTTATCTTGATTGTCTGACATAGTATTACTCGCTATAGTAATCGCTAGTAGAGGGTGTCAGAAGCGCATCTAGCGTAATGCGCTTGTCAGTCCTTAGAAGCTATCTAACAACCTATCCGACCAATTCAGTTTATCACTCCGCTGGCAAGTTGTCAGAGAAGAAACCCCTTACTTTGCATGTAGTCTATAGGGTGTTTGGCGTTTTTCTTTCGGTTACATGATGGGCTTAACAACTGAATGTTATCATCGGTGTTAGTTCCTCCAAGCGCAAGTGGCATGATATGATCCATATGATACCCGCTTTTAATAGATACCCCACAGCAAACACACTTTCCTTTTTGTATGCCGTATAACTTATCCGTAATACCAACAGAAAGACTACCTGTTGCGGACCTTCTTCTGTGTTTATATCTGCGCTTCATCTCTGCGACTTTCTCTTTATTGTTTTTACGCCACTCTCGATCTAATGCAGAAAAGTGTTCTGGGTTGTTCTTCCTGTTAATTCGCTTCTTCTTGTTTATCAAATCTTTATTCTTATGATGATAATCTCGTTTTCTAGCTAAGACTTGCTCGCGATTATCGTAGTGGTGTTTTATTGACTTGGCTTTTATAGCCTCTTTGTTTTCTTGGTAATACAGTTTGTTTCTTGCTTGGTTTTTTTCTGTATTAGCATCGTAGACAATCTTTTTATGTCTTGCTATCGCCTTGGCGTTATCTTTATTATAAACTTTCTGCTTGGCAGACACGCACACCTTACAGTCACCTCTAACTCCATACAGTCCATCTTTAATCCTGTAATACTCAGCGGTAGGCTTCTCGATAAAACACTTCGAGCACACCTTTGTTTTTATGCTAATATTATCGGCAGTCATTTCATGTCCTCCAGTGACATATTTGATTAGAAGCCTTATGTTTTATCAGAACATAAGGCTTTGTTTTGCCTAATAATTATACCATATTAATCAGCTCTAAGCGTTTCTATTCCTTGGTTTGCGCCTACTGCTGGACTATCGGGATTAGCTGGCGTGAGTGGTGATGTGTCGCCTGGTAATCCACCAGCTTGATACTCTGATTCTTGATTATCAACTACTGGCTGGCTCGCATTGCTTGGCACAACATTATTAGCAGTTGGGAACTCTGGGTCTACGCCGCCTGGTGTTGGTAACTGATAGCCGGCGCCCTTCATGATTTCGTCAGCAATGGGCGCTATCTGAGGAACCATAGCAATCTTCTCACCTGCCTGCATAGCCGCAAACGCACTGTTGACACCGATTTGTACAGCCTTAGCATCAAGCCCTTTAACCTCACTATCCGCCTTGCGCTCTTTAAGCTCAATCTCACGTAGCTTGATATCATTAGCGGCTTTAACCAGCGCGTCTTGCACAGCTTGCTCAATCTGCTGCTGTATCTCTTCAGGCGATTGCTGCTGATCAATAGCCTTAACATCTTCAATAAACTTCTTCTTATTCGGTATATCCATGAGTGAAAGCATGTGCGGCAGTGCTGGCGTCATGTACTTCTCAGGCAAGGCTTTGATGACTTCGCTTAGTGCGTTCAACTGTTGAGCTCGATAGCTGTTGGTGCTCGGCACGTCTTCTAGTGCCACCATCAATCGTGTCTTGCTGATATCGTTTGATAGATAGACCTGCCCAGTCTCAGGGTCACGCTCTGGCGCATTGATGACTACTGAGCGCTCCTCTGTGACTGCATCGCCTTCAATAACAATGGTCTGCGGCTCGCTACCCAAGTCCTCAATGATGATTGCTAGTAGCAGCTCGCCTACGTGCTTACGTCCTTCACGAAAGTTATCCATGACATCGGCTAGCGATTGATTACTCTGCTCGACTTGTAGTTGCTCTTGATAGCCTGACTGCGCGCTACCAACACCACCCTCAAAACTTGGCGTAATACCAGACGTATTTTTGATGGATTGTCTGTTCTCCGCAAGCATCTGATAATGCTGGCTAGTCAATTCATAGTCGCGGATAATCTCAAACTTCGCACCAGGCAGTTTCATGTGATTTTGATCAAGCACGATATCGCCGTCAGGTCTTGCCGCTTGCTTGCGCACTTGCGCGTCTGTCATATTAACAGCGCCTTTGGTACGCTCCATGCGAGTAACCGACATTCCCCAACGCAACTTGGCTAACGCGCTATTCAAACTATCTTGCGAGTATTTCATATCACGCACATAGCCGTAAGGTATGCCAGTCGCGTCTTCTCTAAAACCCCAAAACGGTACATAAGGGAAATGTGTGTGACTATATGGGCTTGGTGCATCATGCAATAAATGCGGTCCTAACCAATATGATCTGCGCATACGAGTGACGGTAGCAGCGATTGGTTTGGTCATGCCAGCAGCTACAGCCATTACATGATTCTGATTATCTTCGTCATACTCAACAACGCGACCATCGGGTGTCTTGATGACAGTTGCCGCTTCCCATCTGCGATACCACAGCTCATAAACACACAGCTCTTTATTCGTTGGATTGTACCAGCGCTCTTCGTGCATCGTATAGCTACGACCATCTCCATTCGAGTTGGCAAGTCCTGTACTAGCGCCACCGTCGTAGCTTGGTGACATATGCCATGAGTCAATGCCATGCGTACCAAGCTGCATGATCTTCTCTTTATGCTCAGGGAAAGATAAGGCGATACGCTCAGGACGTAACCACTTAGCACGACGTAACCAACGAGCATCAGACAAGTCAGCTTCAGTCGCTCGCATATCCCAATGGATCTCGTTACGATGAATCTTGCGGCAACGATATGGGTACTTGAATGGATCAGTTTCTTTACTAACTTCAACCCAACCAATACCACACTTAATTTGCGTCTCAAAGGCATCTGAGCAAGCTTTATCGGCTTTACTATTACGCTCAGCTTGATTGATCTTATAATTAAGAGCATCTGCTACGTCTTGACCACCAACCTCACCATTAGGCGTAACACGCCAATCGGTACGAACTGTCGCTTCATAGCCTTGAATCGCTCGTAAGGCTGGACCGATTAAGTTCTCAACGGCAGGCGGCAAGCCTAAATCTCGCTGTCTTTTAAGCAACTCACCATCTAATTGATTGCCGTCAGCATAATCCATCTCGCTATCAGCAATGGCTCGCCAGCGCGGTTGCTCCTCAATCTCGTTGATAATATCTTGATACTCAATTAAGCTCAGCGCTTGGTCGTCGGCTGGCGTGTCTGTCACATCTATACTCATATCTCAATCCTCTACATTACACGCCAGTCGTCAGCGTCTTGTTCTTCGTAAGTGTCTGTTTTATCTGACCTGTCTAACATGCCAGCCTCTTTTGCTTGTGCGTGTTGCCTGAGTGCATCAGCACCTTCACTACAGCCATTCGCCTTGTTTGGTCTGTTCGTATAGCGCATATCTTTTGTGCTAAAGACTTTCTTATAACCTTCAACGCGCTTAATCCCCAACTGACAATCCACTTCATCAAAGTAATAACCTTTCATCGCGGCTCTTGTTTGCTGAATACCGTTCATAAGCTCTGAGATAAGCGGCACGACTTCAAAGACTTCACCGGGCATGAGGTCTTCTAACATCTCGCGTGTTGACTTATTCGTGTCTGATAAGCGCTTGTGGTCAGCATCATGCGGTAAGAAGTGGCGACCAAAGACATAGCCGTAGCTTCTGAGCTGTGCGACATAGTGTTTTAGCGTCTCATTGTGTGCTTCGTAGTATCTTATCCAGCGGTCTTGGCCGTTCATGTGCTGCAAAAACCAAATAGCACAGCCATCTGAGTTGCCAATATCCCAAAACGTATCGACTGGAATGTCGAGCTCGTCAATATGACAAATACCGCCACGTTTGCGTAGCT